CTTAACTCCACTGTCAAAGACGGTGGACGTGCCAACGATATTATCGCTGGTATAACCCCCTTCTTGACGGGAATCCCGTTACAGGAGGAGGTTTATAACACCCCAATGGGGAGTTATAAGTGTCCCGCTGGTATTGCCAGATGGAGGACACTAGCCCGCCCAGAAACTTATAGTTTTTGGACGGACGATATTCCTTCGACATTAGTTGAAGAGGAATATGAATACGAAGGTGTGGTCTATAAGACCGTTGACGGGGATCCCGGCACCAAACGTATTGACTTTGGAGAGATTCTCCCCAAAGAAAGCCTAAATGCAGTCTACGATGTAGAGTGCTATAGGCAAGGGTTTGATGAGGCCATTGGCCTCCAAATCCTTATAATTGCTTACCTTGAGTATCTCAAGTGGAAGCAAACTGACGGAAAGTCTCTTTTCGCCAGAGCGATTTTTGTGCCTGAACCAGGTTACAAATCTCGCATGGTGACTACCACAGAGTGGTGGGTCAACATTCTACAACAAGGCCCTGCTCATATAATGAGGGGGTTCCTTGAACAACATCCGTCCGCTATTAGCGGACTGATGAGGACTGACCAGGCATGGCAAAGCCTATACCTGGCCAAGAACGCGAAGGATTTTCCACCGAATTCCAAAGTGTTGTCCGGCGACCTCAGTGAGGCGACGGACCACATCCCATGGGATTTAGCCAAAGGCTTAATCCAATGGTTTTGTATCGGCGTAGGTTATGCCTCGCCGCTACTTGATATTGCGATGGAGTTATTAACTACCAGTCACAATATTATCTCTGAATTTGGTGCTTGTAGCACCATCAGAGGTGTGCCAATGGGTGAACCACCCACGAAGGCTGTGCTGACCCTCTACAACATTGTTGTAGAGGATTTAGCAATCAGGGATTTCCTGAAAAGGCAAACAGGAGCAGTTTCTGTTCCATGGCGCCTTTATGCCGTCGGAGGTGATGATCACCTTGCGGCAGGTCCTGAAGAATACCTAATGGGTATTTCAAGGACACATACCAGGTTGGGCTCTATGAGCTCTCCTGATAAAACAATAATTTCCGACAGAGTCGTGAAATATTGTGAAAAGTTAATAATGGTTAAACCATTTCTTAACTTTTATGACAAGAATCCAAATTCAGTGAATTTCGATTCAAAGTCTTATGATGAGTCTCCATGGATTGATTCAATCAAATTGAGACTCTTGTCTCCGTGTTCAAAGAGCACAGAGATAACCAACGAACGTAACGTTTCAGTTGGTAAAGGGAAGTCACTTGGTAATACCATTAGGTGGCTCCCTCAACACCATTTCCCCACAAAGTGGGTACAGATGGTTCGAGACCGATTCTTTATGAGAATGGGGTCTCTTTTGCCAGATAGAACCAGTGGTGTCTATTGGCATCTCCTTCTCCCCGAGAAACTCGGGGGGTTAGGATTATGGGTAGAATCAGATTTTGTCGATCTATCCATTCGTCTCCCGGATATCTCTAAAAGAGCAATCCTGGAGATTTTGAAACCCCCCCTAGAAAGGGATAAGGGTTTCTTAAGGTCAGTAAAAAGTTTTACTTCTAACTCGACCTTTAGGGCCTACATCCTCAAAGAGGATGAAAAGTCCGCACTAGAGAAAAGTCTTTATGAGACTATTAACTCTAGTTGGTATCCAAAATACTCCTTTAAGGATGCTATCTTGGAAACTAAGCTGGATCCAAAGGACTCAGCTGCTCTGAACGCAATGCGATTAAATCGTATGGGTTTCAGACTGGAATCAGAACTTCTTGAAGAAATTCTGAGACCATTACTCTTCAAAGAGATACTCTCTGGAGAGGTAAAGAGTACAGCATACAATACTGTACCCTTTAAACGTAGGTATGCCAAACTTTGGGATGCCTACTATAACGGTATCAACACTATTAGTGCTGAGAACGTTAAAGAGGCCGTTTATCAAAGATATAACGACCTCTTTTACGACATTCGGCAGACAGCACCGCTGTTCTACCGAGGTCGTCCAATCCATAACGTACCGCACTTTAAGCGCGTGACGTATGGAATGCCGGATCTCACAATTGACTATAAGTTAATTGGTGAGATCGTTTGATCTAGACCGATGGGGTCCCCAAAGGGATACCTTTTTCGGTCAAAGCCATCCTCTAATAGAGGTCAGCTTCTTCGATC